AACCTAGCGAGTTCAGTACTGTACCGTCTACTCGCTTAGATTATAGTTTGAGTGCAACAGCAACTTCTAATACTCGTAATGTAAGTAGATCATTAGAAGAAATTCCTCAGTTTAATATCCAAGGAGCGGATTTTGTTGATACAATTGCTTTAGGGTTGTTTAAAGTACGTGTAACACCATTTTCTAATACAGATCTCAAGCTAAGTTATTTCTTAGCTGAAGGTTATACTGGATCTCTTAATTCTTTTAGAAAAGTACAAAACGAAAACGGCGGAGAAAGAAAATCTTTCTTCTTGGAAGAGCAAGATGATGCTTCTGCTAATATTAAAATATTAGTTAATCCTTATATTAGTAAGCTTGACGGAGATTGGACATCAGCTAATTCTGAAGCACCTAAAAAGTTTGTTAGAGTTAATAAATCAGGGGATGATGGATATGCTAATATCACTCATGGTTTCAAAACAAACGTTCTTTCTGCAAAAGATAATTATTCTGGAGCACAGGGTATATACGGTATTGGTGCATATGCTGATGTTAAGAATACTTCAAAGAACTTGGGTAGTATCCCTGATAAGTTGACTCGTATATTCGATATTGCCTCAAATGTTGATCAGTTCCCAGTAGATGTTACTATTGAAGCTGGTTTAGGTACTGTTTGGGTAAATGAAAAATACAGCAGTGATACTACATTAACATCTGCAAGTGCCTTTGAAGATACAGCGTTCTTAAACTTAGGTAACGCTACTTCTAATACAGGCTTTTATACTCTCAATGAGAATATGACTGCTGAGAGTAATGCAATTGATATTAGAAACGCGTACAGAACTATATTCAATACGTTTGAACAGTTTGCTAGAGAGACTCGTAAAGATCATATCTTCATTGCAGACGTATTACGTAATATAGTTGTACAAGGAGATGATTCTAAGATCTTAGATGATAAGTCTAAGAACTTCAGCCAACATGTTTATTGGCTATTACGTCATCAGTTCGGTGCAGCAAATAGTAACTATGCTACAGTATATGGTAACTGGATTAAAGTTTATGATGCTATTTCAGATAAACAGATCTGGATTCCATTCTCTGGTAATGCAGCTGCAATATATGCTCGTAACGATGCTAACTTCGCACCTTGGTACGCTCCTGCAGGTTATACAAGAGGTGTTGTTACTGCTGCGACAGACATTGCGATTAGTCCAACCCAACGTCAGAGAGATCAGTTATACAGAGTTGCAATCAACCCTGTAACTCAATTCCCTAACGAAGGTATTATTGTATTTGGTCAGAAGACACTACAGCGTAAACCTACCGCATTTGATAGAGTTAATGTTCGTAGATTATTCTTAGATCTCGAGAAACGTACAAGAGAGACTCTTAAGTACTTTATCTTTGAGCCAAATACATTCTTAACCCGTACAAAGGTTGTTAATACATTAACTCCTATCTTTGAAAATTGTAAGCAAACAGAGGGTGTTTATGATTACTTGATTGTATGTGATGAAAGAAATAATACTTCAGCTAGAATTGAGAATAACGAATTGGTAGTAGATATTTACTTGAAACCAGTTCGTGCTGCAGAGTTTATTCTCGTTAACTTCTACGCTGTTAACAATGATGTTAACTTCGAAGAGATTGTTGGACAGTAAAGTATAGTATTCATATTGACGCAAAGCTCGGCGAAAGCCGAGCTTTTTTTATAAATATTTTAAATGAGTAAAGGTATAAAGTATAAGGAAAATGATGCTAGTAATGGTATTATAATAGAGTTTTATAATAGGTTACTTGAGTTTGATACTACTATATCTGACTCTAATTTATTTTATGTGTCATACGAAATACCTTCAGCATTAACCGATGAACTATATTCTGTTATAGGGGAAGCAAGAGATGACGGTAAGATAGGTATATCTAAAACCAAAGAGATTTTTCAGGGTAACAAAATACAAGCTCTAACAACAGGTGTGGATTTACCTGATGATAAGAATTCTATGCAAGTTTTAGATCATGACTCTAAAGTCAATGGTTTTATACCTTTGACAGTTAATTCAGGAAGAGTTTATGATTCTACAGGTTTGTATACTACATTCTACGATACTAATTTAAGTTTAAATGATTTTATATTCAAACCGTGGATAAGATTAATTTCTAGAAATGGCAGCTTTACTAATGAGCTCTATACTAACATGACTGTTGTTTTTCTAGGAAAAGGAGTAAATTCTTCTGGTATATTTAGAAGCCAGCAATCAGTAATAAGAAAGCAATATAACTTTTACGATTGTATACCTATAGATACTCAGAATAAAGATTCTTACAAATATGCTTCAGATTCTAGACCTATAGATCAGAAAATACAGTGGAAGTTTAATAGGTATGAAGCAACGCTTACTAACATTCAATGACATTGAAGAAGTAACTAAAACAATAGTTAATAACGATCTAGAAGGATTATTTCATTTTTGTAGTAAATATGACAATGTAATTGATATACTCAAAGTATATAAAAATACATTATTTGAGAATAAAGTAACTACTTCTATCTACGTTTCAACAGAAGATTTTAAGGGAGATATAGTAGCTGATCGCCCTAACATACTTTATAATTTTCCAAATTATGAATATAAAAACGTAATTGTTGATAATATAAATTTTAAACTTACTTACCCAAAAGTACTTTATCAAGATTTCGATAAAAATAAATTTACTTGTATAAGAGAAATCAACGGAAACAAAGTAACCTCAGATGATATACAGGCATTAATAAGTAGTATACCGATCTCTTTTTATAAAAAAATAATTAAAAAGATAGATGATAATATAATATCTGATATAAACAATATATTTTTATTACATACAAAAAATGAAAAATACTGCAAAAAATTTAACTTTAGTCTAGACGGTATTTTGAACTTATTTTTAATATTATGTAAATATGATACGGAGTATCTGATGAAGCTCAAACTAATTCTTATAAAAGAAGGAAACTTTGCCCTACAAGACTTCTCTACTATTACTATTGAACAATCAAATACTTATTATAAATTATTAAAGGAATTATATAGAGATGAGTCAGATAGCTAATATAGTAAAACTTATAGAAGATAATAACGTATGCACATTTACGTTACCAGAAAGTAAGCGAGAGGTTAACTTTAAAAGGTATGATGTTGCATCTCTTAATAATGTTAGCAACATCTTCAATAAGAGTGATGGTAATGAGATTTTAATAGATTATTATAACTACTTAATTGATTTGATCAAAAAGAGAACGACAGAAGATTTAAGTTATATAGACTTTCTTTACTCTATACTTTATATAAGGTATAACGAAAATGACACCTATAACGATATATCTCTTAAAGAAGCAGTAGAGAGTATACCAGAAAAAATTAGCGAAGTAATAATTCCAGATTCGTTAAAAATATCTGACAATAAAATTGATTATCAGATAAATTTTGAATTACCAAATATGAGCAAGCTTAGTAAGCTTTTGAGAATATGCAAAAAAGACTCTTCAGATATACTCTTCTATAGTATATTTAAATTTGTAAAAGATATAACCATAGAAGTAGGAGAACAATCTACAGAAGCAAATACTATTGAAGATCTTAGAAGTATCTATAATGTAATAAGTTATAAAGCCTTGGATAGAATTAATGATACTACTAATAATATCACGGACAAGCTTTATAACTTATACAATGTAAATATAGAGACAGATACTGGTTTTCTTATTAGTACTTAAATTAATTTACCAATCTTATTGATTACTTGGTTGATTTCGTTATCCCTTCTAAAGAACTGATAAGCGAATGTCGCGTTGAAAGTTACAACGTTACCGTCAGCTGCGCTAATAGTATAAGAAATATCAGCTGCTTCAATAGGGAATACTCCAAATAATTTGTATGTTCGTATAACCTCGAACTCACCATCTAGCTGAGCTAATGTAATAGTACTATTATTATGTAAGGTTTGATCACCTGTTGATGTTGTTTCATCAAATGTCTCTTGTACCCAATTCTCCATTGCAATTCGAGCTGAGCTCTGAGCATCAAGGTAAAAAGCTATTTGATATCCTGTTGTTAAGTTATATTCTACCGGGCCTGGAATATTAAAATTAAACCCAGAATATGGTACTGATACTGGTTTAATCTTTTTACCAGGAATCGTTGCTGTCGTCGCGTAAACTAACTGATCTTCTGTAAAAATAGATGCTCCCTTGTTAGAAACATCTAATACTCTAAACTGATAATTACGAGCGAAATCTTTAGTCTGAGCGACTTTGTAGAAATCCTGTATAGTCTGCTTAATATCTGCCATAAAATTATTTATTCTCAACCAAATGTTTATCTTTAAATTAAATATTTTTAATGGCTATTGACGCTCAAATATTAAATTTTCTTGCTAACGAGAAAGAAAGACAAAGTGATGCTAGAATGAAGTCTTCTATCTTTATGAAGGATACTAGTGAAATTCTATCTAGTATAAAAGATAGTGTTAGATATAATACTACTCAAATTGCGTCTCTTAAAAGTGGTTTAGGTGCTGTTACTGGTAAGATTTTATCTGAAATGGGTAATGTGAAGAAAGATCTTATTAATAAAATATCCAGTAAAGAATCAAGTATAGAAAAACCTAATGCATTAATTCAAAAGAAATCACCTATTGTAGAAAAGCTAGAGGAGATAAGAAGATTAGTACAAAATCAGCGAGATATAATTAAAAGATATGTAGATAAGAGACTAGAGGGCTTACAATTTGAAGGAGATAAAACTAAAATTACTGGAGATAGTAAAGAGTCTGATCAAGATTTAGCCTCTAAAAGAGAAATAAGAGAAGAAAATGCTAAAAAAGAAGGCCTAAATTTAGGAAAAAAGATAGCTGGAGGAGTTTTATTACTTGCTATGGAACCTATAGCGCGTATATTTAATTTCTTTAAAGGTTTAGGACCGTTGATGAGAAAAATTTCTTCTGGAATAAAAAAAATATCAACCGGTGTAAGAGGAACTCTAAAAGCTCTATCTAAAAGTTTAGGACCGTTGATGAGAAAAATTTCTTCTGGAATAAAAAAAATACCAACCGGTATAAGAGGAACTCTAAAATCTCTATCTAAAAGTTCTATTAAATCAATTAAGTCTATAGGTACATTTTTAAGAAGATCTTATTTATCAACTGTAAAAAATATAACAAGTATAACAAGGAAGATAGGGGTTATGTTTAGTAAAGTGGGTAATGCGATAGGTGGTTTGTTCGGAAAAATAGGCGGACTAATCAGCAAGATACCCGGTATGTCTCTATTAACAAAAGGCGCGAAATTTATTGGTAAAAAAACTCCACTTATATCAGGTCTTTTCGAGGCCACAGATGCTGCTAATATCGGCACTATGGGAGCGGAAGAAAGAAAAGAGTATTTAGGTAATATTACAGATGAAGTAGCTGAAAAGGGATTCCTCGGTCGTATGTGGTATTCTCTTAACAATAATGTTAAGGTGATGTCTGCAGTAGCTCAAACTTGGTCAGATAAAAATAAGCTAGAAAAGGAAAATGAAGAAGCAGAAAAAAGAATTCTTGAAATGCAACAAGAGTTGGCTAATAGGAATGAAGCTAGACTAGCTAAAGAAGAAGATGGAGTAGAGAAAATTAAAAGAACGGAAGAGGTAGATAGAACTGAAAGAGATAGAATATTTTTAGAAAATCTCAGAATGTATGAAGAAGAGAGAATGAGACAAATGAGAGAACAAGAACTACCTGAAGCGCCTCCATATCCACCACAAGAAAATAATAACGTAATAATTAATAACACAAATATAAACGCACCTTCAAGCGATTGGGGTCAAAGAATAAGACAATCTGCAACAAGTAAATAATATTATGGGAGTACTTTTCAACTTAAATACAGAACCAGAGTTAATGAATAAGGTTGCTCTATCAGATGTTGTAAATAACGTTTCAGATAGCAAGATGGCACCACTTCCAGAGCCTGTAAGTAAATCTACGATTAACGTTATCAAGAGCTTCAAGTGGACTAAAACTATAAGAAATAACAATAATGATTTTTTAGAGAGTAATATACCTAGCTTAAGCTTGAGAGAATATTATGTAACTCAACCAGGATTTGTATCTAATTTACAAAATATCTTAGAATCATTCCCTGCAGCAATAAGTGGTCTAGCTGCTGCGGTTCCTGAAGATAGTATTTTCGGAGGTATTGTAGGATCAATTAAAGGCGTGCTTGGTAATATAGAGCAATCTAGTGCTTATCAAGACTCACTTGGAGAAAAAATAAAAACTATAACCAACACAATTCAATCAACAGGCTTAAAATCCTCAGGTATACCTACTGGAAATGCTGCATATATGAAGTCATATGAAAATATATATGGAGTACTTGAGTCTAGATTTAGATATTTAATTCCTTACTTTGTCACAGACTGGAAAAATATTAGCAATAGCTGGGAAAGTATTGATATGTCTGATAAAATGGGTAAGGTCCCCGGGCTTTCTCGGGCATTAGACATAGCTAAAGATGTAACACTAGGATTTAATATAGATTACGCTAAGTATTACAAATACGGTAGTAATAACCCTTCTACTAAACTATCTTTTTATCTTGACAATACTTTTGATAGTTTTACAAATGATGCTAACGGTTATGCTCAGTATCAAAAGAACTGGGAATTAATTTTCTTGCTTTTATATCAAAATTTACCGAATAGACGTAACAGATTATTCAATGATCCACCGGTTATATATAAAGCAACTGTTCCAGGGGTATTTACTTATTTATATAGTTACATTTCATCTTTATCTGTTGAGTGTTACGGGAACAGACAGCCATTAACTGTTAATCTTGATGTCGTAGGTCCAGGTGCTCGCAGTAGTTCTGTTAAAACACTGATACCCGAAGCATTCAAAGTTAACCTAGAGATAACTAGCTTATTACCTGAAACTAAGAACTTATTTTTACATAGCTTACAAGATAAAATAACAACATCAAAGCAATAGTATGATAGTTGACCTAAACAAAAAACAAAACGAAATAACAGATTTAGTTGATCTCGAATCTACTAGATATGAAAATATATTTAACTTAGGTACTAGGGATAATTATTATTTCTTTAATATAATTAAGACAGTAAAATTTCCAGAAGAATTAAATCCTGAGTTATACTACACTAAAATTATTACAGGAAAAAAACCCTATACAGCTATTAGTTTTGAATTTTACGGTACCCAAAACCTTTGGTGGTTAATACTTTTGTCTAACAATATTACTAACCCAGTAGACGTAATAACACCTGGTACTAAATTAAAGATAATAAAAAGAGAATATATTAATGATGTTATCCAATCAATTAAGAATTTGAACAATGCCTAAAATTCCAGTAACTAATAAAAATATAAGTAAAAAATCGTTTATTAATATAAACGGGGAACGTATTTTATTGGAAATAACTTTTATTAATAAACTAGCTACCCTACCTATACCAATTGATAATTTTATTAGTTTACAAATTGAAGATGAAATTAATTCCCCTTTTTATAAAGGTATATTGACTATAAAAAACGATAATAATAAATTCGATCTCTTAGGTACACCCGAAAAAATTAATAAAATAAACTACAATTTATTAGAAACTGGAGAAAATTTAATTTCAATAACATTTAATAAAGCTAATAATTTTAAAAAGTCTTATCTGTTTTTTATTGTAGATGAAACTAGTGAGATTGTAGATAATAGTAAAGTAAAAAACTTCTATCTTGAAGATGCATTTTTATACAATTTAAAAAACAGTAAAAAAATATTCACAACATCAGATTTACTAAAAGGAGATACAACTCAGCTATCAGATTATGATAGACAGATTAATGTTAGTGATGCGATAAAAAGTTTATTAGCCTCCTCTATAAGTGATATTGCTATTGATAATGACAATTGGTATCAATCTGTAAATAAATTGAGCTACACATCTACTATAAACGAATCTAGTTTAGAAAGCTTAGATTTTATTTTAGATAAAGCAATTGATCAAAATAATAACTTCTTATACTTACTACAAAGAAACAACACATTTGGTTTGTATAGTATAAAGCAAATGTATGAAGAGTATATTAATAATAATTACGCAAATAATTTCGGGGGTAACTATTTACTTGTGTCTGCCGAGGGCCCAACTGAAAGTATTGCAAAAAATAATGCTTTCAAAGTTTCAGATTTTAGTGTGTATAATGAAAACGGTGATAATACCCTTGATAATATAATTAACCACAAAGTTATAAACTATAATTTCAAAGATAAAAAGTTTAATTTATTTTCTAAAGATAATACTGTAAATCAAGTGGTAAAAGAAATAAAAGAGAGTTTTCTTAATAAGAAAACAACAGTTAACAGAATTACAAGCCCTAGGATAGAAGATAATACATTCTTCAAAACATTATATACTACTAATTCAGATATTGATTCTGCTAGATATGAAGGGAGAAATATTATCTTGAAAAGTCTAATCAACCTATCTACCATGCTTACAATGAGGTGCGATGGAGTTTTTAGCTTAAACAGCGGTAACTTTATCAATGTATCTCATGAACAACAATTTAAAAATAAAATTAATAACAAGCTTAATGGAGGGTGGTTTGTAGTTGGCTATAAACATACTTTTACAAACACAAGCTTCACTTCAGAAATTGCATGTACTAAATTCCACGAATTAATATGAGTTGTCAAGTACCATCAAAAACATTAGTTCATGAGCTAGTTAATACTAGACTTACAAGTAATGCTGACTCTCAAATAAATGCAGTTAGTAATAATAAAGCTTTCACCACTTACAAAGAAGAATTAGAATTATATATTGATTATACAAATTCCAAACAAAAACCAGACCCTATAACAGCAGAAGCTACATTCTGGAAAAACTCAATATCTAAAATTGAAACCCTTCAACCCGAATTCATAGTCTTCTGGACTGATAAGTACGAAACAACACACCCTAAAGTTAAGGAGGAGCTTCAGGGTATGATGAATGTTGAAGAATCTATCCTACAAAATTATAGTGATAGTATTAGCAATTTATTTAGACAAGACGAAAACATTAGCGCGAGATATACTACTGTAGATGATATAGAGTTTGACGCAGCAGTACCTAGTCCTTTACCACCAGTGTTACAAGACAAATTGAATTTTAATATTCAAACCAATCTATTGAACGCTAGTACCAAAGTTAATAGTTTGTTTAATCAAAATATAAATCAGATATTTGACGGCTCTCAACAAGACCAAGCTCATAAATCAAATCTCACAACTGATTATTTTCATGCCCAAAGATTAACTCAAAACAAACCTGAATTACTTGAATTAGTAGCTGATTATATTGGTAATTTATATGAAGTTCTTCTTTATACTTCTAACTATAAGTTAAATAACAAACAAAAAGTAACTCCAGTAACATTTAATACTAACGTAGAAGGAGAGTCCTTAGAAATAGATAGTCTTGGTAATAAAGTCCAGAAGGATAAGAATTATAATACGAAAGACCTACTCGGGTAATTCTTTCGCATCTACATTTATAACGTCTTTACCATTGATTAGTTTTTTTAAAACTTCTTCTCGAGATATTTTTAATTTATGTTCTTGTTCACTATTTTGAAGCATTTGTTTAGATTGTATATCTAATTGTTTTACTTGCAATTGAGTTTTAGATTTCTTATCCTGAGTTACAAGTTTATTGAGAGTTTCAATAGCCCCAGTGGATGCTTTTACTAATTCAGCGAGAGAAGATACATTATCCGCATCTGGTACATGAAAAACGACTTCTTTCATGTTATCAATCATCTCCATACTATCCTTGATTAGTTTAGCAGATTGGTCAATAATGAATTGCTCGACCTTCTCTTTTTCGAGAGGTTCAATATCTTTTTTAGCTGCTAATTGTTTAGCTTCTTTTGGAATATTTTTAAGCTGTGCTATAATATCATTAGCTTCTTCCATAGGATTATTTAATTATAGTATCTAAAAATTAAACCTTGAAATATAATAAAAAAAATATAACATACAAATTATGACAGAAAATGTAAATTGGAATATTATAGATGAGCCTTATATTAACGTAAGGTTTCTCAAAACCCATGACGATGCAATCTTGCCTAAAGTTAATAACCAAGCCTTCGGTACAGGTGATTCTGGATATGATATTTTTAGCGTAGAAGAAGTTGTTGTACCAGCTCGTAGTAGCGTGGTAGCTCCTGTTGGTATTACTGTTGCAGATATTTCTCCTGGTTATTGGTTTAGAATTGAACCTCGATCAGGTCTAGGCTTCAAACATAATATCCAACCACATTTAGGGGTTATTGATAATCAATATCGTGGAGATCTTGGAGTTAAACTATATAACTTTAGTGATGTTGATGTTACTATTGAAAAAGGGAAAGCCGTTGCTCAGTTTGTAGTTTATCCTCTTGTACAGGTGTCTGTTGATTGGTCTAATGAAATAACTGAGACAGCTCGCGGCAATAAAGGTTTTGGTTCATCTGATAATAAGTAAGTTATGGAAATTACTGACATCTGGGTAGAGAAGTATAGACCTACAAAGCTAGATGATGTAGTTCTATCTGAGGATTCACGGGGTTATTTTAACAACGTTAAACAAACGGGTAATCTACCTAATTTATTACTTGTAGGCTCTCCTGGTGTTGGTAAGACTACTTTAGCTAAAGTTATCATTAGCGATATTCTGAATGCGCAGTATCTATATATTAACGCATCAGATGAAAACGGTATTGATACTATTCGTACTAAAGTGTTGAACTTCGCTCAAACGCAGAGTATTTTTGATACTACTAAGGTTATTATTCTAGATGAGTGTGATGGACTTAGTCTTGATGCTCAAAAAGCTCTGCGTAACAGCATGGAAGAGTATCATGATATTGCTAGATTTGTATTAACCGCGAATTACCAGCATAAGATAATCCCTGCTTTGCAATCTAGATGCCATATCTTTCAGTTCGCGCCTCCAAAGCAAGAATATGTAAAGAGAGTTTTATACATTGTTAAACAAGAAAATGTTGATATAGAGCAATCATATCTTTCAGAGCTAATTAGTAAGTCTTATCCGGATTTGCGTAAATGTATCAATAGTATTCAGAAATATAGTATATCTGGTAAGCAGGTCAATGTAGTTACCACTGCGGAGAACGTTATAGATTCATGTCTCTCGTTTGTTAAGAAGAATGACCTATACAAGGCACGTAAACATATTATAGAACATGAGAGCGCGTTTAGCAATGATTATGATACTCTATTTAAAGTACTATTTGATAAATTATACAATAATACTTTAGGGTTACCAGAACAAAAAAACAGAGACTGTATGGTTACAGTCTCTGAATACTTCTATAGAAATAATATTGTTATTGATAAAGAGATTAACTTCTTTACTTGTTTAATTGAATTATCAAGACAAGTACTTTGAAGTGTAGCTTTTATTCTCTGTAGCTAGTTTGTAATCTCCACCTTCAATCTTAGAACTATTACCAACATCGACCTGAGCATCCTTTACGGGCTCAGGTTTGAGATTAATTTTTTCTTCTTTCTCGTTGGTTTTGTCAGTTCTAGTACCCCTATGTACATCTCCCTTTTCATCGAATTCTACCAATTCGATAGGAATAGATAAAGCATTACTGTAAAAACCAGGGGCTTCTTCTACTGTGATATCAGCAATATACTCCTTAGAACCTAAAGTGTTAGTTTCATATTGAGTAGATTTTATTGCGCTGAATAAGATAAATTTACCTGCTTCTTGTAACGCAATAATATTATCCACATAGCCCTTCCTGGCTTCGTCTAGGTTTTTATACCAGTCGGAGCTTTTTACATTAGAACGGATTTTAACATAATCTCCGGGAATTGCGCTTGTTTTTTGAAAGCGTTGGTATACCTCTTCGTATATTTCGTTAAATTTTCCCATTTTAATTATTTATGCTTTTTGTTTTATTATTAAATAATTAATATGGCTATAAATCTAGATTTTTTATCAGATCAATCTACAAAAGATCGCGCGCAAAGCTATGTGTATGCAGATCTGCATTTAGATTTTAAGTTACAATCATCTTTATCAAACAAATTTTTAAATGATAGTGGTACTCAGTATAAAGATGTTAGTATTGATTATGATGTAAAAGCTATAACTAATTCAATAAAAAATATTTTTAATACCAAACCCGGGGAAAAAATTCTTAATCCAGCTTTTGGATTAGATTTAGGTCAATTTTTATTCGAACCCATTTCAGAGGATACTGCGCGAGAGATTGGCAATACGATTTTAGAGCAGTTACCCTTATATGAACCGAGAGTAAATCTTAATTCTATAGACATTGTTGGTAGAGAAAATGAAAATGAATATATAGTAACTATGAGTATTACTATTCCAGAATTAAATAATTTAAATACTCAAATAAAAGGCGTATTAGATACCCAAGGATTTAGATACAACTAATTATGGCAGATATAACAGAATTTAATTTACCAATTAATAGTTATGCTTCGTTTGATGCACAAAGCATGCGAGATCTTATTATTGATAGACTTAATAATAACAGCTCTATTTCTTTCACTGATCAGAATTTCGAGGGTAGCAACCTTAACGCAATAATTGATATCGTATCATATTCATTTCATACTCTTTTATTTTACTTAAATCAAACAAGTTCAGAAAGTATGTTCTCAGATGCGCAATTGTACGAGAACATGAATAGAATAGTAAAGCTTATAGACTACAAGCCAGTAGGTAAACAAACAGCTATAGCTCCTATGATTCTAAAGGGATCAGCTAACCTGTCAACTGGTTACTATACTGTACCTAAATTTGCTTTTGTAACAGCAAACGGTAAAACATACTCTTCTAATAAAGATATAACTTTCCGTAAAACAACAACTGGTGTTGAAACTCTAACAGCTATTGATAATGTTCTGTTCTATGAAGGTAAATATAGAGAGTATCCTAACGTTTCAGCTATTGGGGAAGATTTTGAAATTGTTAACTTATTACCCGGTAATAATGTTAATGTTGATCACTTTAGTATAAAAGTATACGTACAAGAGACTCAAGGTAATAACACTAAATGGTATGAATATACTAGAACCCCGTCGTTGTATTTAAGTAACTCTAATGATAGGGTTTTTGAATGCAGACTAAACCAAAACAAAAATTACGAAATTAAATTTGGTAATAATATAAATGGTAAAAAGCTAACAGCTGGTAATACAATTGCAATTTATTATATTGCTTCTACTGGCGCAGAAGGAGAAATATCTCAAAACAACTTTAGTGACTCTACATTAAACATATTTAATACAACAAAGTATGATCAAATATTTACTGATACTAAAGATCAAACTTTAACATATCTAACAGTTAATGAGAGTGTAGAAATTACTGCTACTAATAGCGACGCAAGTACTAATTATAGCGAAGAAGAAACAGTTGAAGAAATAAGAAATAACGCACCAAAATTTTTCAGCTCTGAATATAAACTAATTACTAAACCCGATTATGAAAATTTTAT